TAAAACAAAGAGGAACTGGGCCATTTAATTTTAATATACCAGTTGAAATTCAAAATAACCTAACTCCAAAAACTTGGGTAAATCAAGATATATTTAACAAATGAAGTATGTAGTTGGTCTTCCTTATAGAATTAAATCTTTTAAAGATGAACTTATGGAAACTTGTAAGTTAGAAAATGTTTTTGAAATTGATAATACTGAAAACAATATAGGGTTTGCTGCAAGTCATAATTTAGGAATTCAAAAAATGTATGATGAAGATGCAGACTGGTATATAGTTATGAGTGCTGCAGTTCGTTTTGGAGAACCTGGTGGCTTAGACTTTATAGAAATATTAGAAAATACCGACTATGTAATTATTGAGGCCCTTGGAGTTTTTGGATGGCACTTTATTGCTTTTCATAAAACATTAATTGATAAGGTTGGATTTTGGGATACAAACTTTACGCCATATGGATATGAAGATTTAGATTATAGTATGAGAATACAAAGAGCATTTTTATTAGATTATAATGATCATTGGAAAAAAATAAAAGAAGAAAAAACTACATGGAAAAAAGTTAAGATTGATATTAAAGATACAATAATGGGGCATAGCCATAAACTTGGTGGTGTTGATCCAAACATGGGAGAAACAAAAGAATACTATAATAAAAAATGGGGTAGGTATCCGTCAACTAATGAAGACCCATACAACTCTTACTTTTACCCTTTCAATAATCCAGAAAATGGTTTAAAATATTTTACTAATGACTATTACAATCAGTGGATAAATAATGAATCTAAAAAAGACAAACAAGTCTTTTTTGAAGTAAAAGTTGAATGTAAATGTGGTAATAATTTTAAGACGATGTCTGTAAGTGGGGATCTTCAGGTTGATAGTTGTGCTGCCTGCGACTCTTCTGAATTTATGCAGGATGGTACAAAAAAATGAATGAAGTAAAAGCATTTTTATATTCTGTTAAAGAAGAAGATTGTGCTTCCGACAAATGGGATTATGGATTATTAAAAGAAATCTTTAATAAAAATAAAATTAAACAAATCAAAACAACAGAACTGCCAGAAATAGAAAAAGCCTTTGTCGTAATTCCTGGCCCACAAAACATTGATTATGAAGAACAGATATCAAATGAATTAAATAAAATAAAAAGAGTAGTTCTATTTATCACTGGAGATGAATCTGCTACGTTCAATGTTGATAAAATAAATCATAATAATATTGAGATTTGGGTACAATATCCTCATAAAAAACATATAAAATATAATAAGTTAGCGCTTGGTGTACCACAACATTTTTCTAAAAACTTGCCACAATATCAAAACAAATCTTACGATGTGTTTTTTTCTGGTCAAATAACACATCAAAGAAGACAAGAACTTGCAAACGTTATGCCTCAAATAGAAAATTCTTTTTATAATCCAACTAATGGATTTGCTGAAGGATTAAAACCCAAAAATTATTACGACAAGATGAGTTTATCAAAAATTGTTCCTTGTCCAAGCGGGGCTGAAGTAATAGATTCTTTTAGATTTTATGAGGCAATTGAAACACTTTGTTTGCCAATAGGTGATAGAATAGATTCAAAGGGTATAAATCCAGATTTTTATAATTTTGTTTTTGGAGATATTCATCCAATAAAAACTCTTGAAAACTGGAATCACCTGTCAGAATTATTACCAAACTTATTAGAAACATATATGAGCAATATGCATAAAACTGTCTGTTGGTGGATAAAATATAAAAGAGATTTATCAATTGAGATTATGAGGCAAGTAAATGCAAAAGTCTGATGTAACAATTATTGTTCCAACATCTTATATTCCTAGCCATCCCAGTACAAAGGTTATAGAAACAACTATAAACAATACAAGATTTCATTTTCCAGACAGTGAGATAATATTACAAATAGATGGAATAAGATCAGAGCAATCAAACTATAAAAAAGACTATGACGAATATAAAAATAGAGTTTTATGGAAATGCTTACACGAATGGAAAAATGTATTACCAATTATATTTGATGAACATAGCCATCAGAGCACTATGATGAAAAAAACTATTAACTTGGTTCAAACACCACTAATTCTTTATATTGAAGGAGATTTACCATTAAGAACCGATAGAGATATTGACTGGAATAAATGTTTGGATATGTTTGAATATAACAAGGCAAACACAATAAGGTTTTATTTAAGAGAAGAGATGCCACAAGAACATGTTCATATGATGTGTGGTCAAGAAGATATCTTTATAAAGACTGTTCAGTGGAGTCAAAATCCACATTTAAGTTTTACTAGTTACTATAAGAATATTATTTTGCCAAATATTGGTGAAAGAAATTATATTGAAGATGAGTTTTATGGAAAGGCTCAAACTGATTGTGAGTACTTGCCAAACGAAGAAAGAATTGTAGATACTCCATATGTTTTTAAAATTAGAAACTGGGAAGCGCATAAGATGTTTATTTATTACCCAGATAATGGTCAAAACGTAAGCAGGGTTTTACATTTAGATGGAAGACAAAGCACTAGAAAGTTTACCCAAGATGATGAGTTTTGGTCATATACGAGTATTGAAGATGCAAAAAAAATATTAAGTCAGTCTGAGTTATTTAAAGATGATAAAGATATTTTAAGGTCAATAGAGTGAGACTGGGAATTATAGCAAGATCTGACAATACTGGACTTGGCAATCAGACTAAAGAATTGGTTAATATGCTTAATCCAGATAAGATTCTTTTAATTGACTCTACATCATTTAATAAAAATAAGCAGCATCCAGAATGGTATGAAAAATATAGTTGCATTAGAAGTAATGGTTTTCCATCTATTCAACAGATTAAAATGTTTTTAGGGGATGTAGATGTTGTATTAAGTTGTGAAACATTTTATGATCAAAACTTTATAAATTTTGCAAACAAAAGAAATGTAAAAACCATACTTCAATATAACTATGAACTATTTGGTCATTTATCAAACCCTAATCTACCACTACCAACAGTACTTTTATCTCCAAGTGTATGGCAAATTGAACATATAAAAAAAATGTTTGGTGGTCAAACCAAAGTTATCCATCTTCCACCACCAACAAATGAGGAATTATTTAGTAAAGTAAAAGAAAACAATTTATCTAAATCACATAACAGAATATTACACATTGCTGGTAAAAAAGCAGCAAAAGATAGAAACGGTACTGAGACTGTAATTAATATGCTTAAGTATTCTAAAGCAGATTATGAGTTAGTAATTAGAAGTCAAAGTGAAATAGAGACAAATATTAAGGATTCAAGGCTTAAGATTGAAGTAGGCAATCCAGACAATAGGGAAGATATGTATAATAGTTTTGACGCTATGGTATTGCCAAGACGCTATGCTGGATTATGTTTGCCAATGAATGAAGCCCTATTAAGTGCCCTGCCAGTTTTTATGACTAACATATCTCCCAATAATTATATTTTACCTTCAGAGTGGTTGGTCAAAAGCGATTCAATCGGAACAATTAGAACTAAGGTTAGACTTGAATTGTTTGAAGCAGATCCGATGGCTTTAGCAAAAACAATTGATGACTATATTAATATTAAAGATAAGGTATCTTATAAAGAACAAGCATATAATATTGGAGTTGCAAACTTTTCTCCAGTTATTTTAAAAGAAAAATATTTAGAACTTATCTCTCAAATTTAGTTTTTTGTTTAAACTGAATCTTAAGTATGTTATTCCAAATAATATCAAAAGAACTATCTGCGCTAGATAAATATGTGTGATTATCTATATCTAAATTATAAGACTTAAAAACTAAAGGACCTCTAGTATAAACCTTAACATCTTGCATCTCTGACCCACCAACCTTAAATATATTTCCATACATGGATCTCCATAAAAACTGGTCATTTTTATCTAACACATCTTGCAATTTTTGTTTCTCCATAATCATAGGTACGTGCAGTTCATAGTCTAGTGGATCATCAATTCCAATGGCTTTTAATCTTTTGTATGTGGCATTAAGTTTTCTAGTATAGTTAGAATTACCATTTAGTTTTTGATATAAGTTTATTTTATTTAATAGATATCCGCCATGAAAAGTGTTTATGCTATCTATTTTTTTAATAATATAAAAATCGTCATTCATCAAAACAAATTCATTAGATATTTGTGGTGAAGAACAGATCATTTTTAAATTCTCTACAGCATTTTTATACTTAGTATATACCTGATGAACCTCAATATAGTTTCCTATGTACCAATCAGGCTTACCACCAACAACCCATATATTTGAGTCTGGAAAACTTTCAACGACAGATCTAATAGAATACTTTAACTCTTCGTTAACGCCTTCTTTACATATGTATACAAAGTCCATAATTACCCAGTTATAAAAAATAAAGAGGGCAAGTTTTTAAGTTTGCCCTCCTTATTAAAAACAAACTACTTTTTCTTAGCAGCCTTTTTTGCTGGAGCCTTTTTAGCAGGTACAATCTTGCTAAGTGCATCTGAAACAGCACCAGTGTCTGGCAATACGCCAAACGCCTTGTCATTAGGATTAAGCGCTCTTAATGCGACGGGCGCTAGAGCAGCAACTAATGCAGCCCATAAATCTTTTGGATCTGTTACGCCAGCCATATAAAGTGCAATTACTGAACCAAGAACAGATCGTCCGTATGATGCTAGCATTGCCTTTGTCTTATCATTTAGTAAGTTATTCATTATTCCTCCTAGGATATAATTTGTGTTAGTATTGTAAAACCAATCCACAGCCCAATAATTCCTGCGACTCCCGCAAAAACTGGTGGTGCTGGTACTGGCAATTTGAATGCAGCAAACACGGCACCGCATCCAAAACCTGTTAATGTTGATAATAAAACATCTCTCATGCTATTTATCTCCTACTGCTGGTGGCAAAAGTGCTAAAAGTTTTTCAGAATACCCATTCAAACCTTTACTTTTAAGTTCTTCTGATACTTCTTTAATAGTTTTTTGTGATGTTTCAATATATTCAAAAGCCCAATCTCTAGAATCAGAAAGAAATTTTATAAAATTTTCTTTATGTATTGCATCATCTGAAAGTGTTATATTATTTTTAACTTGAGAAGCAATTTCCTCTAGTGCTCTATTTTTTATAAAAAGTTCTGCAAGTAAAATGTTTGATTTTTTTAACTTATCAAATACTGACCAATAGGCTATGCCAAAAGAAAATGAGAGGGTAGCAAAAAATATTATAAACATCATTTCCATACTAACTATTGTACTCCATCTCTAATGGCATGGGTTGCCCAATAATATAAACATTTATCGCAACAAGGTTTGTTGTGTTCATTTTTAATGTCTTTGTAAAACTCAGCATAATAGATAGGATCTTTACGGTATAAGTTAGCCCTATGAGTGATATTTACACGGTCTATGTGAGAGGGCTTGTTCCAGACTGGCTTATCAGTACCCCAAATCTGCCCACAAACAGCCTCTAGAGCCTCTATATTGGCTTCGTTCTTATCTGTCCTTATACCCCTTGCCTTAGCCTCTTTAATCATGGCTTTAGCGTATGTGCGTAATGAATGCTCTGCATTTTTCCACATCAATACCGCTGGATGATTGCGCCAAGCCCCTGATGGGGATTTACCAGACAAAACCTTGAGTATCTGATAGGCTTCTAATATCTGTTTATTTAATCTTTTATTATCTAATATTTCTGCACACTGATCATAATCTTTATAAGGTAGGAAGGTTTGCATTAATTTTCTTCTATATCAAAAATGTTTAATTCAGATATTTTTTTTAAATTGGATGCTACCCAAAGTGTCATGGCAGTTAACAAAGATAAGATTATTAGTATTAATATTTTTGTTTTCTTTTTCATATTGTTATCATTGTTCCACATCTTATACAGGCGTTATAACTTTTCCCAGTATATGGGCATGCTCCAGCAGTAATTAATACATGATCTTTAATTTTACATATAATAATTTTAATTAATTGTTTAATCATTTAATTGCCTCTCTAGTTATCAAAACAATTGCTCCACAATCTTCTAGTGCTTTTTTAAGTTTTACAACATATTGAAGTGCTGATATTTTATCATCGTGCCCCATATGTAAAAACTTTTTTTCATCTAATTTTACCGTAAGAAAATGATCGTTGTCAATAATCTGCACTCCAAAACCTTTTGGCGCAGGTATAGAATGAACGGCATATCTCATTAAATCTGTATACATTATTTATTAAACCAATTATCATTATCAGAACAAACATATTTAATATATTGATTTTTAAACAAACTATACTTTGTATAATATTTAGTTTCTGCAATATTTATAAGCCATTCTTTTACATCTTGTTTAATTTTAAGATTTTTAAAATTTTCCATATCTTCTTTACAAGCACTTGCAACATTTTTTGTAATATCTGTACGAATAATATTTTTAAATAAATGAAAAAAATCAGGAAAAGCATGAATTGCTGGGCCATTATCAGTATAAAGAAAAATACCATTTGGTTTTAAAATTCTTTTTACCTCATAAAAAAACAATGGAAAATTTTGATAGCAATGAGAAGATTCTACACTGACGACTATATCAAAATAATTATCTTCGTAGTCTAAACTTTCTGCATTTGAAACTTTAAAATTAATATTTTTATTATTTTTATTACAATACTCTATATTTTTTTTATTTAAATCACAAGCATAAATTTCTGTAAAATTAAAGTATTTATTTAAACCTTTTATTCCACCACCTCTACCGCAACCAACCTCAAGTATGTTTTTATTTGTAAATTTTAAATTATCAAATAAAGATAAATAAAGACTAAGTTGATTTTTAAAATCTTGATCTTCTTTTTTTATAAAATTATATGATGGGTAGTACCCATGATTCATAAAATCAACATTTGTTGATTCAAAAAATGTGTTTAAATCACTATAAAAGTTGTCGTTAGCCATAATTTTATTCCATTGTTAATGACTGCCAAGTTTCAGACCAGTCTTTTTTAGTTTTATGTTTATTAAATTCTTTTGAAATTTCTCCACCTTCTAAGTATACGCCACCCCAAACACCCCACTCTTTTCCAGAAATTCCGTTGGCAAAACATATTTTTTTTACTGGACATTGTTTGCAAAGTGCGTCAACATTATACCTAGAATTTTCTTCGTCTTCATATTTATCAAAATAAATATTTGTATCAAGGCCTAAACATACAGCCTGATCTTTCCATAAATGTTGCTTCATTATTTAAATTTCTTTTCTTGTCTTATAAATTTTTTATAAAATCCAAAAAAATATTTATTTTTTTCCATACTTTTATTTTGTGCTTCTTTAATTAAATCTACCCTTAATTCAGAATCCCAATTTTCTCTTTTAAATGGTATTATTTGTGCTATAGGAGTTCCTTGTGGAATTAAACCAGTAAAATCTTTTTTTATCCAAAATGAAAATTGTCCAGGCCATGGAACACCTTCGTCAACAATTCCACTACTTGAAATAAAGGGTAAATCATTTCTATTAAGTGGATGAGTAATTAGCATGCTATATCCTTTTGGGAGAAGTATTCCAAAATTTCCTCTCCAAGCATAATGCACTTCACTGCAACCATCTGGAGTTGGTAGTGTACTTAAAACTTTTCCATTATCCCTTACTGCTATTGGATCTGGTCCAACGTTCCAATTAAAAAAATGTATATTATTTTGTTTTGACACGTAAATATCTTGATGTGTAGATAGCATATATCCAGTAGTTAAAGAATCTAAAAATGGCATACAGCCTTTAAAAGATATTTGGGGTGGTATAAAATCTTCTTTATTTTCATTTTTTAAAGTTAATTCTTGTTCTTTCCACCAAATTGGTAAAAAATTTTTTGCTGGTTTTGGCTTTTCTAAATTAAAACTATTGTTTAAATCTATTGATATTGGAACAAACAATATTTTATTTTTCATTTTTATCTCCATATTTATTTGGTATATTCCAACCAATACGGGTAGGTTTATAAATTCTATGCAAATACCACTTATCTTTTACTCTAATTCCTAAAGGAGAGGTTCTTGCTATATCAGATTCTTTTAAATCAACGACATCCCAACCACTCCAAAATAAGTTTTTGTTTTTATTTACAATTTTTTCCATTGTATTTAAACTTTTAATTATCATTTTTCTCCTAATATCTAAAAAGACCGACGTCAATATTATTTGCTTCTGCAGTTAAAACCAATTTTGATTTTAGTTCTTTTGGACGACTTAAAAAAACAAAGTAATTAATTTGATTTATATTTTCATTTAACCATGCAGGAGCAGCATTATAGAATTTAATTTTTTTGCCTCTTGCTTTCATCCCACGTTCTGACAAATTGCAAAATTCTGAAACAAAATTATTAATTTTTAATGGTCCAGCAGAATAAATAATGAAGTCATTATCTCCATTTTTCATTCCAGACAAAGCAACGCTCATAGCACGTAAAAATACGCTATAATCATTAAACTCTTTTGTTCCCTGCACTGCCACTATCATTTGGTCTTACCCCTTGCTTTAAGTCATCAAGTATTGATAACATTTTGTCTAACTCTGTTTTTGACATATTTTCAAAATTTAATTGTTTTATTGTGTTTTCATCTACTCTGCCATTAATAGCATCAGCAGTATAAAAAATGTTATCCAATATCCAATATGCCTTGCCTTCGGTTATTACTACCTTTAACATATTTTTTTGAATATGTTTTTCAGATTGCGTAATAAGTCTAGGCTTATCAAATTTTTGTTTTGGAACAACATCTTTAATCATTTCATATATGTCACTTTGTTTATATTTAATTTTTTTTAAAAATGTTATTCTTTTTTTATTTGATATCTTAATTATAGACCAAGAGACAATCAATGTCAAGCCTATAACTAATAAATATTCCATACTATTTAGATTTTTTTGTTGATTCTTTTGTTAAACCTAAAATCATAGAATTAAGTTTATTAATCTCAAGTTGTAACTTTAATGAATCTAACTCTGTATCAGATAGTTTTTGTTTATAAAATCCTATTAATTGAATTAACTCATTTTTTTCTAAATTATCCACATTTCCCCCTTTATTTTTTTAGATCAAATGCAGTTCCCTGCCAAACCTTTTCTACTTGTTTCTTTTCTCTTTCAACAATAGCACGACTCCATGCAAATCCTGCATCTCCACCCCAAGCATCCCACATAATTCTTCCATTAGATGGGAACTCTGGACCATCGTAAAAACCTTTTCCCTTTTTATCTACTTCGTGACGGGAAAAGAAAGAGAACATTCTTTTAACAGTACTAAGAGACATTGCTGATCCATTTACAATATCTGTTGCTCTACCCCAACCTACTGGAGTCCCAGCACCTGTTGCTTTACCGTCTTCTTTCCATTTTAAAGCACGACGAGCAGCAGCCTTCATGCCAGCATTTGGTGTATATGTATCAGCCATCTTGTCTTACCTTATTTTTTTCATATGACTTACCCCAAAAAAATGATCCAATCATTAATAAACCTATTACTAGTGAGTGCCAAAAATAAAACATGCTCATTTTTTACCGTCTTTCTTTTTTTGTTTTTCAATACGTTTTTCTTTAAGAGTCATCTTTGGCTCTTTCTTTTTATTGGTATTACCCTTTTGTTCTTTATTGGCCACTTGCTACCACCCTTATTTTATTTTTTCCTGGTCTATATGGACCAAGATCTGCTTTTATTCTACCGTCTTTTCTTAAACGGACTATTCTTCCATCTTTAATTTGTAATGGATTAAAACCATGATCTTTAAAATATGAACCTGAAGATTTTTTAGACATTATTTTTTAAACGGATTTAAATCAAATATAGATCCGCCCCAACTAGTCATACCTTTACGAGCCATATTGTTCCAATCTTCTGGCAACATATCTGTTGCATTTAATTCTTTTGCACGACGAACAATATGTGCTTTTGCTTTTTCATAATCTTTTGCACGACCGACAGAACGAATTGCATTCATAAGGTCTGCACGATTTGAGATTGGGAATGATCCATCAGGCATTGCATTTCCAGATTCTGCCATTCTTTCACGGGACGCTGTAGAATAATCACGTTTTTCTGATTTATAAGTTCCGCCACGACGTTTATATTCTTGAACTACCCAAGAATTAGCAACTGCAGATGGATACACATCAAATTTATCTTTTGCTTCTTGAATAATACGTGCATAAAGTCTAGCATTTGCTGGCTCACCTTTACGTGGCTTAATAAATTCATCATAGTTTGGTTTTTTTGCTTTATCAATTTCATTTGACTTACTTACTGGAACACAATTAGGAACCATACGTCCGTCTTTTTCTTTCATACCACGTTGCTCATATCCAACCCAACATGCTTTTGTCATGTTGTCCCATTTATCTTCATCCTCATTATCAGACTCGTATGAATCATCTTCTTTATCATTATTGTCCATAGATTTATCCATACCAACATTAGATTCAAGAGATGGCATTGCCATAACTTCAGATGCTTTTTTACCAATAAAATATTCTGTTTCTTCTAATCCGCCTTCTTCCATTTCAAAAAGTTGAATTAATACTGCAGGTTCTGTAGCGGATGCTGCAAGTGCATATTCTGATCCAGGAAAACCTAGCATTCCTTCTGTCATTACATGAACAACACGACCAACATAAACTTCGTCGTCATTTGGTGCCATTACCATGTCGCCTTCTTTAACCATGCTTTTACCTATGTTCCCCTCTGATCTATTAATTGCATAAATTTGTGCTGCTGCCTGTCCTCGTGTTTTGTGACAGCCCATAACTTCGTTGGTACCCTCTTTTAAAGCAGGGTAGCCAGAACAACCGTATGAACCTTTAGCACCTACACGATATGGCATTTTACTATTATATCAGGGTTTAGTTGTTTGGATGCTTGCCAGACAGCCTTTTAAGTTCTTCAATAGACCATTTTTCACGCTTGGTTAACTTAGACATTTCTGTTTTATCAAATGATTTTAATGCTAATGTAACTACTGGATCTTTAGATAAAAAGTCTATGTCTACATACCCTCTTTCCCACAAAGACAATATCTCAGCGTTTACAGCATTCATGTGGTCATCATATAATTCTGGCATTAACTGTTTAATTTTAGGAGTAAATGAATATAGCAATGACCCATCTTCAGAGTCAATACCAGCAACCTCTAGACCACCTTCAAGAATTAATTTTTCAATCATTTCATTTTCATCTGAAGTCATGCTTTTCCCATCTGGATTAAATATTCTCTTGAATAGTTTTTTCATAATTAATAAAATTTTCCAATTCTTCCCTTGTTTTTACACCAGTGGTACGATTTATTTCCTTACCTTCTTTTAATAAAACAAATGTTGGAACAGATTTAATTTCAAAATTTTTAGCCATTTCATTTTCTATATCAACATCAACCATTTGAAAAATTCCAGGAACGTAGTCCCTGTTTAATTCTTTAACGATGGGTTTTACTTTTTTGCACGGCTGACACCAATCTGCAGTAAAGTAAAGTATTGTTTTCATTTTCCAGACTTTGCTCTAGCCTTTTTAAGAACTTCAAAATCCTTAACTTTAGTTTCTCCAAGATATCCCCAAGCATATCCATCATTAATCATCTTATCATTTAATGATTCTGTATCTCCATTAACATATAACCAGCCCAAAATGCGACCATACTTTTCTGATGAGTTCATCTTTTCAGTTTTAATAACAACAGATTTTGCATCTTTAAGATGTTTCTTTAAATACTCTTTAGATTCAAGACCAAGTGCTTTTTCAACTTTATCTGTTGTGCGTGACTCTGGTGTATCAATACCCGCTAAACGAACACGGGAAGAAAACAAAATATCAAACCCTAAATCAATAATTACATCAATGGTATCTCCATCAACCACATTTTTAACTTCTTTTACAAAATATTGATACATTATATTGCTCCAATTGCTCTATTTTCTATTAGTTTTTCACGTTCATCAACAACCTCTAACATAAAAGCCATCATTTTATTATGTGACTCAGGGTCATTCATTATTTTTTCATAGTGGTGTCCACAAAACATTAACTCTCCAGAAACACCTTTTACTTTAATTAATGCTTGTGCTAGACACTTATCACAACGATCATTAGCATTTAGTATATACTTTTTTGAAACTACACTGGGATGTTCTTTAACAATGCTAGTCATAGTGTTATTATACATCTACTTTCTGTTGTCAGTTGAATAAAATCCGCTACCGTTAAAAATTGCAGCAGGAGCACTCCAAAGCCTTTGCATTGATTGATTACAACAGACTGGATATTTATCTTCATTAATTGTTTTTTCAAATTCAACTTGTCCAGAACAAACAGAACACTTATAGTCATATCTTGGCATTTAGTTACTCCTTTCTTTTAATAAGTAGTGAGCAGTTTATGGACATGCTCAGGTCTTATATATATTATACAACGTTAGTTACTTTTTTGCAACTTTGATTGCAATTTCTTTTGGCTTTTTATCCTCTGGAATAATGCGATCAATGTCAATATATAACATACCATCTTTCATTTCGGCACCAGTTACTTCCATATATTCACCAAGTGCAAATGTGCGGGTAAATTTTCTACCAGCAATGCCTTTATGAACAACTTCTGCATCTGTTGCTTCAACAAGTTCTCCCCTAATGATTAATGTTCCATTATCTACAGATACATTAATGTCATCTTTAGAGAATCCAGCAACTGCTAAAGATAATTTATATTTATCTTCGTTTAATTTAATAATGTCATATGGCGGATATGCCTGACGAGTTGCTAGGTTATGTATTGCATTTAAACGGTCCAACTCTCTGTTGAAACCAATAAAAAATGGATCCTTAAAAAGATCCAATGTCAATGAACTTACCATGTTATGTTCTCCTTTTCAGCGAGTTTCATTTTTTGTACCCCCATTTGGCAGGTACAATATTATTATACCATATGCTAGTCTATTAAGTTTTGTTTAATTTGATTTAAAATATATTTTTTTCCTTTAAATTTATTGTAGTATACTTGCATACTTGCCCCCCTTTTATTACCGCTATTTGCCTTTCTAACATCTGCTAGCATTTGTTTTAAATTTTCATTATATCTAAATTGTTTAAATTTTATTTTTTCTTCAGTATGAAATTTTAAATAATATAAAACATCTTCATTATTAACTATAAATTCATCATACTCTTTTTTTAAAATAAATGGAAATTCTAAATTACGAAAATATTTTCCTATATTAAAATCTCCAGGAATTATCATACATCTTTTAGTAATTTCATTATCTTCAAAAAATGGATACTGATAAGCACTCATATTTAAATCATCTTCTTCTGTAAAAAAAATATATCTTACATTAAAAGAAAAAAATTTTTTTTCAAGCAATCTTATAAAAACATGTTCATCAAAAAATTTTTGGTCATGGTCTGATGAAACACATTGGCCGTTTTCAACTTTAAAAGAATAATCATATATTGATTTTACTGCATAAGTATTTGTCAATGATCCATTAAAAACAGGACAGTGATTAATTGCTATTGGAGATGATCTATTGTCATCTTTAATGCCCATAGAATAAAATCTTTTACTTACTTTTTCTGGCTCAACTGCTTTTATCCACTCATCTTCAATACAAGCCCAATAAATAGTTATTGCCATTTTTTCTCCTTTATTTTATTGTAACATATTGTACCCCCAAGGGGAATTGAACCCCTGTTACCACCGTGAAAGGGTGATGTCCTAACCACTAGACGATGAGGGCGTGGAGCGGAAGACGGGATTTGAACCCGCAACATCTACCTTGGCAAGGTAGTACTCTACCGTTGAGTTACTTCCGCAACACTAAATTATTACTTTTTTACCCAATTATCAATAAGTACTAACAGTCTGTCAATCTTTGCTCGTAATAAACTAAGATTTTGTAATGCAACACTATATGATACTTCCGCTGCTGTCTTTCTTTCATCAAAAGATGCTGATTCTGTTTTTGATTTTGTAGTAGCAGATATTTCTGCTTTAGTCTTTTGACTTAAATCAGCAGGTTTTTCTATTTTACCCATATCTCTAAATCCGTTTATAACCCAATCAGTTCCTAATGTATCGCCATAAGTAAATGTATATGTGCTGCCAAAAATAGTACCTGCTAAAGTTACAGGTTCTTCATTTTCATCTTCTGAAACAACACTCTCTTCAGTTTGTGTAATTGTGATAGGTCTATTTACGGTAAATGTAGCAGTATTATCATTATACGTTGTTGTTCCTGGACCATTCCAAATACCGCCACGATTGGCATTAGTAGTTGGGTCTGCTGCTACCTGTAAAACCACCCTATCTCCACCAAATGTACCACTGGCACATGCTTCTCCACAAACAATTATATTTTTAACATTTCCATTTGCATCAAGAACAGCATATGTTGGATCAGCAACTGCTGGAGAAATACTAAATAACAATATTGCTGCTGAAATAAAACTTATACTTTTAATATTTTTTTTCATCTTACCCCTTTATTAGTTGTTTTTTATTTTAATTACTACCTGACAAGGGTCTCCGCCCTCTTCCCACTCTTGTGCCTCTTCGTCACTCATATAGGGATCTCCCTCATGAGTATTGCAGAACGGTTCTGTTACCCAGCCCCGCTCAATTCCATTAGTTAGCCAAATCTCAAACTCGTCAAGATTTGATGCCTCACTTTGAATGTCTTTTAATATGTCATCAAAATTTGCCATATATAAATTATACTGTAGTTAACTATAAAAGTCAACTTTTCTTTTTTTTAGGTAATTGATGGTCTTTAAATTTATTTCCTTTAATATCTTTTCCAAGATAGTATATTCTATCTGGTTTAAACTTATCATTCTGTGAATGTGTTCTAAAATCGGCATGTTGGTTGGCTACATTAATTTCTTCTTCTACTATATTTTTATCAAAAATATCATAAGCATTTTTTAATTCAAAAGAATCACAAAAATATCTTGGTATTGGTAATAATCCAACCAATGGCGTATTCTTATCAATAACTAGTTCTATGTTTGGCAAATCTATTTTTATGTTTAATGTAAAAGAAAACCTAAGATTATCAGACTCTACAACTCCAGTCATAGGGCTTAATCCAACTAATGGAAAGTTTGGTGGAGCAATTGTCATTAAATTAATCCCTGGCGGTGTTTTTAAAGTTAATGGAAAATGTAATGTTAAAATTCCATTTCCAAATTCTGATTTTGGATAAATAAAATTAATATTTTTATATTTTTCAAAATCTTCAAAATATTTTATGGATATATCTTCTGGAAAATTTCCACCATTCCAAAAAACACTAATTTTATATGGTAAACTAAAAATAAAACCCTGCATATTTCCAATTGCTAATGGCAAACATTTATAAAAAAAGGGATTAAACCAACTTCTTTGATGATTTATATTTAACGGATTTAAAAATAAGTTTATGTCTTTTAAATCAAATTGTTTTAATCCATCTTCTGCTACAATTGGGAAAAATGCAATTGTTTTATCTGGAACAACAAGCCCATCATCTTGATTAATTATCATTTAATTAATTATATACTTACCACGTCAATAGGCCCCATACAGGATGGGCTAAATTTAATGGCAGCATTTACTGCTCCAACCACTCTTTTGCGAGGGTCTTTAGATTTTTCTGTAGCATTTAAATAACCATAGGCATACTCAGCCCCAGAACCCATTGCCAAATAATCTAAATTATATTTAGATAAAGACATATCAACTGCATTATGCTCATATATTTGTCCTTTAATACAAATAATTAAACCAAGGTCAGCCTCTTTGCCAGTATCAACCCACCAATCACTGTAAAAATTTCTTAATTGTTTAATAAATTTAGTTTGCATAAACTTATCCACGTCTTTTATATCTGGAACGTATGGATTAAAGTTATATCTAATTCGTTCTCCATCCAATGCCCCTGCATATCCAAGCAAATATGGGCCAAGTTTCCAAACTTTTGGGGCTGTTAAAGAAAGTATTGTATTATCATCGGAAGCACCACGATCACCAGCCATATATATTTTATTTTCATGACGAACTACAGCCAAGACTGTCATATAAAAATCCCCTCAGAGTATACATTTAAGTATACCAAACCCTTTTTACTTAGTCAAAGACCTTTATTTGATGGTTTGACCACATGCTGAGCATGTTTTAGGCTTGGCAGCAGCCTTTTTAGCAGTACCCGCAGGGGCAGAGCCAAACTTAGGTCTACCAAACCCTACAATAGAAACCATAATGCCTTTTTTATTTTTTTTAAAGGCACGAAGTTTTTTACAAACCTCTCCACCATTACGTTGGCTACCTTTAGGATCTCCAGAAGTATTGCCTTCTATGCACCATACAGTACCGTCGCCATTATCAGCAACGACAATACCTACGTGAGAAATTCTATCTACTCCATCAGATGGAAAATCAAAGTATGCAACATCTCCTAGTTCTGGATCTGCTACATCTCCATCAATCCAATTACCTGCTTTTTTAAATGCTGCTGCACCACCTGGGGTAAAAACAGTATTAGGAATTTTTACTCCTGCTTCATTAGCACACCAGTTAACAAATGATCCACACCAAGGCTGAAAATCTGCCTTAGTAAATTTACCATACTTGGTTTCATTATCTTTTGGACCCTCTATAGTACCAATTTCTGCTGTAGCAACTTCAATAAATCTTTCTGCTGTGCCTTGTGCTGCCATTTTTATTTATCCCAATCGGTATCAACTGGTTGTTCTTCTGGCATTGCACCATCTGGCTTAGAAAGTCTACGTGCTTTTGCTTCATCAATTTCTGACTCTAATTTTTTATCTGCCATTGTATTTTTAGCATCAACTTCTTTGTTTGCAATCTGTGCTGCCATAACATCTTTAGCACCAGATGAGCCAATTAATAAACCAGCAAGTGTTCCTGTAATAAATGTTGCTACGCTACCAAGAACATTAAAAAACATTTTATCGTTTTCTGATTGTCCTGTAATTGGCTGTGTAACAAATATAAGGGCATACATGATGCCTGTTGCAGTTATAAATAAAATTGATCCTAGTGTGATACCTAAGATAAACTTAAGTCTTGCATCTAACTCTTGAGGAGTTAATCTTTCTTTAGCCATTTATTTTCTCCTTTGCTTCTTTGGAATAAAATTCAATTTGTTTTTGACATGTTTTAGTAAGATTGTTTTTTATTTTATTAATTATATTAATGTCTGAACCTTGTTCTAAAAGATTAGCATATTCTAAAACATAAAGATCTCTTTGAATATTTTTGCTAAATTGGTTTTGTAAAATTTTTTCTGTTCTATTTTCTGTAGTACAAAAAATATATACTAGGTTTTCTGCTTTTTCTCCTATTAAAGACTTAACTTCTGACCTTGAAATTTCTAAATTAGCATTATAATAGTAAGTTCCATATATTGAGTGAAAAAGTCCAGCATCTATGAGATATTGCTTTGTTGGATAAAGTTTTTTAATTATATTAGATGTGCCTACTAAATGATCAAAAAGACTTCTTCCACTATGAGAACTATCTTGTGTTTTTTCGTAAAGATATATAATTTTCTTATCAAGCATTTCCATTATCTTTTTATCCCCCTTTTATTATTTTGTTAAATCTTCTGGACATGCCCCGTTAGCAGTACAAATTGGTGGTTTGCATTCTGCTGATTCCCAGTTTACTGGGTCTTGGCATGGATATCTATAATGACCATCATATCCACAGCCAGACAATCCTAATGCTAGGATGCTTGATAGTAGGAGTATGCGTAGTTTTGACATACTCCCATTATATCAAACTTATTCGTCTTCTTTACGAATCCCTATGGTTGCAAACCATATGGCTACTGATGCTAGGGTTACATACCCTACTACCGTCTTTGCGCTACCCTCTAAAACCACCCATGCTACAAAGAAGCCAAGAAATGTAAAGTTTTCATTGAGGATTGCCATACCCCATTGCTTTAACTTATTCATTTTATCTCCTTCTTCTAGGTGCAGTAGCAACAATTAATTGACCAGCAATAATTGTTACAACCACAATATCTTCTGCTTTTTCACGTTCTGGAATAGACATATCAGCACCCATGCTAAGTAGTGCTTTGCCTAATTCACATTTTTGCTCTTCTGTCAAACCTTCAATTGCTTCATCTGGATTAAAACAAGTAGCAACCGCATCTAATAATGCTGCTGGACTTTCTAATACAAGCAATGCTGAAGCCACTTCTGCAGTAATAACCACAGGGTTACCACTAGCATCTTCTCTTACCTCTACTGGAATTAATGGTGGAAGGTCACGATATTCAAGTCCCGCCGCCTCTATGGCTCCTGCTTCAACTGGAGCACCTTCTGCTGATGTTACTAAAACATCTGCAACTAAATCTTTTTCTACTAAAGTAAACTTACCATCTTCAGATAATGCCTCTGATAAATTTACAACTTCTGCAGTTGTTATTTCTCCATCTGCTGATAACATTTCTGTAATAAATTCTGCCTCTGATTCTGTTAATCCACCTTCCGATAATGTAGATGAAACTTCTGCAGCAATTTCTTCAGATACTTCTCCACCATTAGCAATTGCCTCTAAAACTTCGGTAACTTCAGAAGCACCTAAACCACTATCTGAAACTAAATCACTAACTATATCTTGAACTTCTTCTACGGATAAGGTATCATTATCTTGTGCAATTTCTTCAAAAGAATCCTGACTTTCTTCAAGAATATTTTCTAGTTCATCGCTGGATGAAGATTCATCAGATTCAGGTGTATCCGTTTCAGGAGATTCAGTTTCTTCGGAAGGCACTTCTTCAGCAGGAGTCTCTTCCACAGGAGTTTCTTCTATCTCTGTACTTTCCTCTTCAGTCGGAGTGGTTAAGTCTGGTAAGTTTTGTTCAGGAGCATAGATAAATACTGGCTCTGGTGCTGGAGACACAACAACTTCTTCTGCGGGTATAGAAACAACAACCTCTGTATACTCACTTACAGGTCCAGACCAGTTAGCAATTCTAATAGTATAAGTAGTGCCTTCTGTTAAACCAGTTAGTTCAATAGACTCTGGAGCGCCGTCTGTATTATAGGTGCCACCCTCATATGGGTTTTCTGCATCTGGGTCATCTGTTATTACTTGATAAAACCAAGTGTTTGCTGTGTACCCTTCTGGTAGTTCTGGTGCAATAACAACTGTTGTTCCTTCAATTACTGGTTCTGATAACACTGGTGCTGGAGTAGGAATATGACTATTAATTGCTGTAATTAATTCTTGAGCATTTGTATTTAATTGTGTTTGTAAATTTGTTTTAGTAGATACCGTTGAATTTAAAGCATTTGTCAATGAAGTTGTATTAATAGCATTTATTGCTGATGTGTTTATAGTATTTTGAGAAACTACTGGAGTAAGACTTTGATTTAATTGTGTAATGGCAGCATTTGCTGCATCTACTGCTGCTTGTACAGTTGCTGTACTAGTGTCTACAATTGGAGTAAATGCAGGACCTTGACTTATTTGTCCAGAAAATCCTGATCCCACATTTGTATCTACAATAGGAGTAATATCTCCATTAGTTGTTTCTCTAACATTAAATCTTGCCTGATCTGGTATTGGTCCGACTGCAGTTACATTTGCCATCCAAGCACCATTATTTGGATTAACATCAGCATTAAATCTAATTTGAACCATTTGTGTTGATGCATCTTGTTGTGGAAATGGTCTTAAATCCCAAGCAATATCTAGACTTGATCCAGTTGTTGCGTATGTAATTCCTGTTCCTGTACTCCAAGTTGTCCAGTCCCATCCAGCAATAGAAACTGATGGAGCATTTGGAGTTTGATAATAAATCCATCCTTCATCCACACCAAATGTAATTGTTGCATTAGATCCTACATAAACATTATTATAAAGAGTTCCGCCCATTAATAAACTAAATGGAAGATTCATTCTTATGCCAGCATCATCAACTCCAGCCAAAACGTTAGTGCTAGTTCCAATAGTTGCTTGTAAATTATTGACTGCTGTTTGAGCATTATCAATTGCAATGTTGGCTTGAGTTAATTCTGTTTGAGCAGTTGTTTGTGCTGTTGCTGCTTCAGTTTTTGCTGTAATAGCCTCAGATATTTGAACCTGTGCTGTTGAAGTATCAATATTATTTATAGAGGTTTGGGCTGTAACAATAGTATCTTTAGCATCTTGAACTACTTGCGAACTTTGATCTATTGGTGTAACAGATAAATTTATAGCACTGATTGTTGCTGTGGCTGTGTCTACTAAGGCTACATTTGATTGTGCTACCGAAACTGTTGCAGTCAATGTTTCTACTGCTTCCTGAGCCTCTACCCTTTCAGCAACTGCTACTGCTATAGTGGCTGTGGCAGTATCCGTGGCTGCAATAGCCTGCTGGACCTCTGTAGTGGCTGTTGCAAGGGCTGTATTAACTGCTTGTTGAGCAGGGCTAATAACAACTTGTTCTTGATTTTCTGTAGCATGAGCACGATCAGGAGCCATTATTCCAAAAATTGTTAAGCACAGTCCCACCCCAAAGGCTAATATTAGTCTTCGTTTGAGATTGGTCAATTGAGTGGTGGTCTCCTATGTGTAATTATATTAGTAATTATACCATTTTTATTCAATAAAAAAGAGGGTAGAAATTAATCTACCCTCAATTTTTATAAGGAGTTGTTAAGCCTTAACCTTTTTCTGAATCTTTAATACAAGATTAGTTAAGGTTGTAATTAATGTCTTAAGTTGTGCAACGGTTACAGCCAATGCAGCCACTGCAGCAAGTGCTTGTGATGCTGAATCGGTTACTGTTGCAGTTGCAGACACTTTTACTTGACCTGCTGCTGGCAAATCAGTTCCACCAGTTGCACTGATAGTAACTGCACCTGCAGATAATGGCATGAAAACTTTGTAAGTCTTTACACCATTTGCGTCAGTTGTAATAGATGTTGCAGTAATTGTGTCGCTTGATCCACCAAAGGAATAACTTGTAGTAATTCCTGTAGAAGCAAGTAGGTTAGCATATGTCTTTCCAGACAATACTGCACCTGTTGCATCAACTGGTGAAAGAGTAATTGTGGCTTGCTCTCCTGCTACGTAGTTTGCTTTATCAAAAGCCAACTTAATAGAAGCAACTGCAGCCTCTACACGCACAGTTACTGTGTCTGCAGAGATTGTTCCACTCTTTACTACTACACCTGCTGAACCAGTTTTAACACCAGCCAAAGAAAACAATGCTTCACCATTAGAGATAGAAGCAGTTGTTGCCGAATTGCTGATTACTGTTAAGTCTGCTGATGTTGCTGTTAATGTTCCTGCTCCTACAACTACGCCAGCAGCATCATATGCTACGGCAGAAATTGCATCTGCATTAGAACCTAAAGCAATTGTTGGCTTCTTGACAGTTGTAACAACTTTAGCAATGTCGCCATAGAATGTTACCTTTTCTGTTGCCAAGATTACGCCAGATGCTGAGGTAAGTGTAATTGCTCCTACGCCAGATGTTCCATCAGAGAATACTCCGATATAACTTCCTGCAGGAATAACTAATGATCTACCTAAAGCAGAAATAGTTGCATGGTTTGTACCATGTCCTAACATACCTGCACCTGAAACAGTTGCTGTAATTGATTCTGAAGCAGAACCGTTGGCAGCATTCTTTTGAGTTAATACAATAACTGCTGCAGCATCAGAAGACACAGCCTTTGAAGCATATACAGTTGCGTCTGTTGTTGCTGAAATTGTTTCACCAGCATTTAAAATAGATGTTGTATAAGCAGTTGATGCCTTAAGATCTGGAGCGGTAACAGTAACTGTCCATGTAAGGGCAGCAGATGTAACTGAACCAGATGCGCTAGTTAATGTAGGAATAAATCTAACTACATATGTTCCAGCAACGCTAGGCACATGAAGTGATGCTGTCAATTTTGCAGTAACATAACCAGTAGTGTTAGTTGCTGGTGAAATTGATGCTGTTTTTGTATCTGATGATAGCGCCACTGTTGCACTAGATGTTTCTGTAACAGCAAACTGTGGAACGCTAGCAGTAGATGGGGCAGACAACACTGCAGATATTACCGAAACGGTATCTCCAATTGATGTTCCCAAAAATGATACTGACACAACTGCTGTTGCAGTCTCGCCAGGATTAATTGTGTCTGCTACGGCATCAATGCTAACAACGTCAGCATATACTGTAGCCTGTGTCGGAAGTGCCGACATCACGCCAAGTGTCAAGGCTGCAGCCAAGACTGTGGCAAGTTTCTTAAATGAATTCATTCTTCTCCTTATTATTTTATATTAAGTTTAATTTATCCAGAAAGTCCTTAACATCGTTAGGCATTTCCCGATTATCCAATTCTACCATACGTTGCTGCTTCTCAGCAAGTCGTGTTGCAGAACTCCATGTGTGAATCTCTATCTCTGTATTATTATTCTTCTGTGTATGAGATATTGCTCCAAATACCGCCCCACATACAGCATCAGCCAAGTCTTTTGACTTTTTACGGGGATGGTCAACTCTATTTCCTTTCATTATTTTTAATTCTGACATTTCTTCTAACAAAATTGGAATCATTGGGATAGCAACACGCTCTTCATAAATCATCATAGCCAAATCTTCATAATGTTTTTTTGCAACTGAAACAGTTTCTGTTCTAATTCCAACAGCCTGTAACTCATTTTGAATATCAAATGATTGCCAACGGTCAAAAGAAACCATGCCAATATTAAAACCTTCTCTACGCAAGTTAATAATCCATTGCTTTACTTCTGATAAATTAACTGGTCCCTCTGCCCTTGGCTCCCACCAAGCAACGGCATCAACAACAACAATAGGGGCTACCTGTTCATAATCTTTAATAACCTGAATGTTGACCCACTTATCAACGTGGGCAATAGCAACAGCACACTTGTCATGTTTTTGTGCAAGGTCTGCATGAACATAATATGTTTTTTCTGGATCTGGTTTAAATGTTTCATCAAACCTTCTAAAAGAGTCTAATGGGTTTCTAGTGTTCATACATTTTTCTAATTTATCTTTTTGTTTAAAAAATGCGTCAGATGCAAATGTTGGCATGCATGCAAAACGCATCATTGCATCACCTAAGTCTGTATAGAATGCTAACTTAAAATCATCTATTTTACGAGTAGGATTTACTTCCCAAGTTGGTTTTTTAAAAGCCAAAATTTTTGGAACTTTATAAGAAATAATATTATCTTCTTCCCAATTAATTTCAAATTGATTATTTGGATCATCGTGTGGTAAGTCTTCATTCATAATAAAAACATGTTTTTTTTCTATTGTTTCTTTTTCTGCAATTACATCTTCATATCTTTTAGAAATAAAATCTCCTTGATATCGTGGAAAAGAAAGTAAAACTACTTTACCAAGATCTGGAAAACGAGAATCTACAGACCCACGAAATGCTTTATAAATGTTTTCTGCAGTTTTGCCTTGCTCATTTCCAGTGCCGACCTCAGATGCAAAACCAGAAATTTCATCAAGCACGGCAAGCAATAAGTTTAAACCTTCGTGTGATTCTCTTTCTGAATGACCAGAATAAACTGTGATTGATTTATCAAACTCTACAGAGTCTGCTTTAGCATTATATTTGCCAGCAAACCATGGTGACTTTTCAATCTTTGTTTTAAAGCCTTTAAAGAAAACATTTTTTGCTTGTTGTGCGTTTATAGCAACGTTAATTAAATCTATTGCATCTCCACTTGGTTTCCCGAAATATCTTGCAGGGTCTTTAAGACATAATAACTTATAAACAATATAAGCACAAGCAACAGTAGAGGTAAAGTCTTTACCAGAGCCTTTGCCCAACTGTAAAATAATCTCATTTTTAGTATATTTATCATAGTACCTTGCTCCTTCTACAGACCCATACAGTTCTTGCAAATCTTCTCTTTTATATATTTGACTCATTGCTTCTACAATGTCATACTGAATAGAGGATAATGGTGGCTGCCCCAAATAATCAGAAGACTCAACAAAAGTTTTTGCGTCTACTGGTTTTTCTTCAAATTGATTTTCTTTTAATACCTCAAGAAAATCATTGAACATCGTGGACAATTGTAATCACTTCTCCTTCTTTAGCAATCTGA